ATCTTTGAGCCAATGCTTAGGATGTCAAGGATAGGTATCATTTGCGGTCCTTTATAAGTTTAGATGCTGCGATGTGCAAAATGTCAGCCGCGTGCGATACATCTGGCGGCTCTTTCCAACCCACTGTAATTTGACCAATGTATTGGTTAATCTCCGGCGGTACAGACACGCGGCAAGTGTACGTTACGCCTTGGTGGATGTACCACAACCCGATCTCGGACTGAGGGCGCGTGTACGCGCCGCACGGTACTTCGCTTGAGATTAAGCGCACAACGTCATTATTGTTGGCGGCGTTGGACGTAAAGAGCCCCACGTCTAAACCATCAAAACGCTTTTCACGGCTGCCGTCTTTAATGTATGCGCGGACGATCTTACGTTTGTTGAGTATGGGGTTGACGTCAAAGATAGCCACGACATCTGCTTTGGCTTCTTTAAAAAGCAGCAGGGCTGCCTCGTCAAATTGCGATTCGTTAAGTTTTGGTAATTCTTGCGAGCGCATGTACACGCTTAAGAACAGGCCCTGATGTTGGTACGCGAAGTAGCCTACCGATCCCAGCAAACCAAGTAGCACAACGACAAACAGCTTGAAAGGGTTGTCGATGTATTGCAACACCGACATAACACTGACTTTCGTTTGCTTCACTTATCGACCTTGGCGTCGAGCTTGTCGAAAATCTTGCCGAGCATGGTTTTGATCTCGACCATGTCGCGATGATACTCATCTTTAGACAGGTACTGGTGCGGCATGTTACGCACGTCGGCGTCTAACCGATCCACGGCTTTGGTGATGTTGTTCAACACCCAGCCGCCAAAGAATGAAGCTAAACCAATTGCGATGTTGAACAACATTTGTGAATCCATTTACGGCCTCGGTGCTAAGTTATTTAGTTGACTAGGTACGTTTGCGGCTTGGATGCCTAATAAGTAATTTCGTAACTGAGGGTTCATAATGCCTTGAGCAAGCGCGTCGTAACGGCCGTAGTTAGGGATTGCCGTTGCTTGACCACCCGCAGACAATAAACGCTGACGCATCCCCGCTGATACAACCGCAGGTAACACTGGAACGGCGGCGGCTGCAATACCTGGAATAATCCCGTATTGTGAGCCAACGCCGGCGCCCAACCCGCCCGACATTAACCCGCTAAGACTGTTTTGCAACATAGTGCCCGCACCTGGCGTACCTATAGTGCTTGGTGATTGGCTGACGCGCGGAAACGTATTGGCAAATTTAGCAGCGGTCTCTAAATCGCCGGTCATGTATTTGCCTTTTTGTATGTCAGCGGCCAAACGCTTGGCGTCAACCGAACCGCCGCCTTCACGAATAGCGTCTTCAATTGTGTGGCTAATCGCCATGCGCTGCCGCGACGCTTTAAATTGATCTAACATCGTCGCCGCTTCAGGCGTCGCCATGTTTTCTAACGTACGCCCAATTTGGTTTTCTAATGCTTTTACAACGTCAAGTTTTGCGTTTGCGATAGCCGTATCGCCTTAAACGCGGCAGTAGCTTCTTCTTTTAAAAGTTTTGCTGCGCTTACTGCGTCGGCTGAATTAAAAAATGGCACATCATAAATTTTAATAAGTTTTTCGACTTCAGGAGGCACTGCGCCTTCAAACGATCTATTAGCGCCGATATATTTGTTTTTTACGTTTGCTAAATCATCAATATAAGAACTATCGGCGTAAACAGTACCTATATTTTTTATAGGTTCGTACCCTTTTACGTACTCTTCAGCGCGAATTGCTTTCATTGCGTCCGACGTAAGAGGCGCGGTTTCGTCTATTCCTACAGCACGGCGGGCTAATTTATCAGTAACGGCTTGGTTTTTAACTGAAGCTAATTGTTCAAGATGCGTTTTGCCGGCAACACGCTCGGCTAAAATGTTGGCGCCAGTAGGCGACACGCTACCAGGTGTGACTAAGTAACCTTGCTCTTGAGCCGCACGTAATGTTGCATCGCGCACAGAACTCAGTTGCTCTTGTGTCTTAAGCGCTTCAGCACCTTTTTTAGCAATTGGCTGAACTACCGCTGCAACAGGCGCTAAGGGGTTAGTTACCGCCGCAGCCGTTTTTAAAGTCGAACCAACCACTGGCACTTTTGCCGCCACAGTCGCGCCGCCGCTAAACAGCATAGACAAATCGCTTGCCGCGCCCACGGGGTCTTCTGCAAACGTGCGCTTAATTTTTTCCCAATCGCCGTAACGATCTTTGTACATGCCGCCCATAGCGTTAGCGATTTTAATGTTTTCGTTTAACAGTTCTGGGTTTACTGAAACTTCTTTCCAATAGTTTTGCGCGCTTTCAGGCAATACGTTGTACACACCGCCAATAACAGCTTGCGTAAGCGTCTTAGCAGTGTCTACTGGATGCGTGACCGCATGGTAAAGACCTTTGGCCATAGCGCCTGCACTGCTAGGTATGTTTTTAACAAACTCAACAGGAACTTCTGACGCGGCATAATTGCGCCGTGATGGAATGCCTTCGCTAGACGCTTTAGGCTGCGCTTGCTCTAACGTAAAGCCTTCTGGCAACGCCATAGCAGGCGCGGCGGCGGGCGCTTCAAGAGTAAAACCCTTAGGAAGTTCCATTATTTTGCTCCTGCGGGATTCCAAGTAGTTCCGCCGTCGGTTGACACGATGCGCTCTTTACCGTTTGTAGCGTATATAGGCGGCAATGCAGTATTAGCGGTTTTAGGCGGTAATTTAATTACTGGGTTGTACGGGAATTTAGTGCCGCGTGTTTCGGCATCCATAACTTCTTGGTTATGAATATCAACTTTGCCGCGGACAATGTCACCAAACACGTCCAGAACCGCACCCATAGCGTTTGGATCAGTACCGATACTACCCAATGCTTGCTTCATGGCGGCTTGCTGTTGTTGCGAAGGTTGCGCGTCCATTTTCTTCAAGTTATCCATGATGCCCATGAACAGACGTGAATTAAGTTCTTCAGCGCTCTTAATTCCTGCGGTATCAATGCTGGTGCCAAGTCGGTTGTTCATAAACTTAGCGGCTTCAAGCATAGTTTCGCCGCCTGTGCCCATAAATCCTTTAGCAGTCGGAATAAGCGCTTTGGCTTTTTCAATGTTATCCAACACAGTCGGCGCATGCTTAAGCTGGTCAAAAGTGGCGCGGGTACTTTTAATATACTCGCCTTGAGCAGCTTCGCTTGCAGGAACGTATGCGTTAACCGTAGTAATAGCGCTTGGGCCTTTAGGTTGCGCTTGCGTAAAACCGCCTGCGCCTTGCTGTTGCCTTAAATTATTAACAATCGGCGCGCCAGTTAAGTTTAGCGCTAAAGCGTTAACTGAAGGTGTACCTCCGCCAGCGGACGCGCCGGTCGGCACAGCGCTTGTAGGTGCGACAACGGGTGCGGTAGGATTAAATGTGCCCGAACCTAATGCGCCGCCGCCTACGTTCACAGGAGGCGCAGCCGTTGCGCCAGGTGGTGACCAAGGCGCTTGTGTCATGGGGCGAATTACACCTGATTTATCGTAAGGGTTATATACGCCAGGGCCCGTTGCGGTTTCAATTGTATGAAGCCGCTCACGTTCGCGGCGGTCTAATATGTCCTGCCCGCGCATTGTCGCCGCGGTAGTCATACCTGTTGTTGCAAGACTTGTTCTAGAACTTAACTGTGCATCAGCAGACTCAAACAATTTATCTGCGGTCAAACCAAAATTACGTTTGTAATCCGCAAATGCTTTTGGGTCTGTGGGGATAGCTGATATAGCTCTGTCAAGAGGTATTAACTTGGCTAACGCTGCGCCGCCAGGTGTAGTGTACGCACCCCTAAGATACTCAGCCATTGCTTCTGGGGTGTTAACAGCCCCCACGTTTTCTTTAATGGTTTTAAGTGAATCGGCTTGCGTCTTAACATCGCGTGCCAACATTTCGCTTTGTTGATTTAATATTTGACTGCCAAGTTTAGGGTTAGCTGCTAAAAGCGCGCGGCGACCTTCAGGCGTAGAAGTGTCGCCCCCACCCGCGTAAAAATCACGCAACGCTTCACCGCCTTCAAACTCTTGTTTGGCGGCTCGTAATGCGTATAACTGGCCCATTTGGCCAAGCATGTTAATAGGCTGTTGCTGTTGTTGCGCGCCTAGCGCGATGTTTGGATTGATTGGCATAATTAAATCCTTAAGGCGCGCCGCCAAAAGCTACGTTAGCATTGTTACGACTATTTAACATGTTTAGCAATTGATTTTGATAATATTGATTGCTCAAACTACTGATACCGCCTGTAATTGCGTTAGATTGACCGATATAACCTGACGCGCGTGCGTTAGCCCCACCCATTAACGCCTCGCTTGCGCCTGCGCCATAGCCACCAAGAGCGTTGTAAGTGCCGGTGCCTAACGCACCATACGCGCCTGTTGCGCCTTGTGACGCTGCACCGTACGCACCTGTTGCCGCACCACCCGCGGCGCCCATTGCTTGGCTGCCTGCGCTGCCATAATTGGCGCCTGCGTTGCCCGTCATGTTGGCTGCGCTTAAACCCACGCCTTGCAAGTTTTGATAAGGGCTTAAAGTGTTGCCGCGCACAGTCTGGTAACGGTTAAACGCGTTGCCGTATTCTTGCGAGGCCATCTCTTGACCAAAGCGCTGAGACGCCTTAAGAGCGGCGCCGGAGATCAAGCCACCACGCGCGGCTGCTTGACGATCAACGGCTTTCAGACCTTCTTGCATACGGAAACCGTAGCCGGGGTCTTTGTTAGCCGCAAACGCTCCAGGTGTAAACTCAGCCGTAGCATATTGACCATACCCAGGCGTTGCAGCGTTGCCGCCGATGCCAAGGTACTCCATTAACCTGTTTTGCCCAGCTAAACCAGCTTCGCGGTATGGCGCTAAATCTTTGCGCTGTTGTTCGTAAACTTGTTTTTGAAATTCAAGTTGTTTTTCTAACGTAGCGTAGCTGGCTGCTAATTGCTTATCAAGATACCCGCCTTGCGCGGCAAGTTGCTTATCAAGAGCTTCTTTTTGCGCTGCAATCTGATCTTGCGAAACGCGGTATTGAAGTTCGGCGGCTTCGCTAGCTGCATCAGATTGTGTTTGCGCCGCTTGCCCTGCGGATCGCGCGGCCAATGTGCTTCCTACAACGGTTGCGCCGGCTACGGCTACCATTCCCCAGGTCATAATTTTTCCCCTAACATTGCCAAACCGTCAAAAGTAGCGATCAAGCCCATGTCATTGTAGCTTGGCGAAATAACTTCTGACTCAATTTTATCTAAATTTTCTTCACCGACAAACTCTGTCAAGTGAACCGTAGTCCATAATGTATCTTCCAGCGCGTACACCGCGCGTTTAAGCCCGACTTCAGACACAAACGTGCAAGGCCCTTCTAGCTGCTTTTGCCCAAATTCCGTAAAAACTGTTACTTTGCCCTTAGAAATAAAATTCAAATGCTGGTGGCGATGAATTTTTCCTATGATCAGCGTTCCTTTTGGGATAAGCATCTCGCGGGCATAAGTACAGCAACCGTATTTTTCGTCTTTTGGCGTGAAATAATGTTTAAGCGTACAGTCTTCTAGCGTAGACTCAACAACGCCGCTGTCGATTAAATCTTGCAAACCGTCTTGGACAGTCAAAATGTCCTGTCGAAATTTAACTTTGGCTGGCGTATTTTGAAACAGCGTTGGGCTATAAGATACGGTCATATTCATGTTACTAAGGTTCCCGACGTAGTAAACGAATGGATTGAGTAGCCGTTAACATAAGTGTACGTGCCGCCCGTTGCGCGGCGTGGGCCGAAATAACGGAACACAAAAATGCCCGACCCACCTGCGCCGCCTTCCGCCACAACGTCAATGCCGATATCTCCTTTTGAGCCCCCGCCGCCGCCGCCGCCCGTATTGGACGCGCCCGCAGCACCATTACTTAAATCGCCCGCTCCAGCGTTTCCGCCTCCGCCTGCACCACCCGCGCCGCCTTCCGCCGCGCCGCCGCCGCCGCCATAATATGTTGGCGTGCCGGTAATAGACGACAAAGAGCCCGCAGCACCTGCGCCGTTTAAAGTGCTGCCTCCATTACCGCCGCCTGTGCCTGCCGTACCGCCTGGGCCGCTGCCTCCGCCGGATAAGCTTTGCACGCCGCCGCCGCCAGGCCCTGCGCTAAAAGTTGAGAATGTGCTAGTGCCACCGCCGGCTGCAACAGTTACAGAATAAGAAGAACCTGAAGTTAAAAACGTTGAGCCTTGGAGTACCGCCCCACCTCCGCCGCCGCTACCAAAAGTACTAAGAAATTGGCTGCTACCGCCCGCGCCGCCGCCGCCAACAAGCAGATAATCCCCGTAAATACGGGCGTTTGTGCTAAACCCAAACGCGCCCGCTGATGCTACGCCGATATTGGAGATGCGTGGCATTTAAGCGTACCTTGTCTGCGAAGCGATTACGGTAAACGCTGCGTTGCCGGTTTTAATAATCGCGTAAGTGTAAGAGTCTACCGAGTTAATGCTACCGGCGTTAGGTGCAATACCGTTTTGCCATTTAGGTGTGACAGCCGCGCCATCAATCGTAACCGCGCTGTTGTAATACGCAGTAGCGCCTTGGGTTGCCAAAAATGTTACGGTAATTGTTTGCCCTGTTGACATTAAACTGTTAAGCGTAGCTGTAGACGACGCTCTAAAATTTAATGTCCAGTTAGCAGACGCATTAGTTGTGTAATACACAATAGATTGCGTACCAACGTCGTAATTAATTGTGCCGGTAGCAGCAGTAGCTGAAACTGTAGTTGGCTCAACAATATATCTAAACGTGTTGCTGACTGCGTTAATTAATTGAAAACGTGTGCCGTCGTATTCGACTAGCACTAACGCGCCCCCAATAATGTCGTTAGCGACTAAAGGCGTTGCGCCAAACTTGGTGACGTCTTTCACGCCCAAGCTGTCAATGTCTAGTGTGACGGCGCCGGTATTTGTGTTTTGCGCTATGAACGTATACTGTGCGCCGGCGGTGTAGCCCTCCAAAGGGGGCACGGCCAATCCTGTCAACGCGTTCGTACCAGCAACCGTAATCAGGTTGTTGGTCGTGGTTGGGTCGTTTACCGCAGGAATGTTGTCGTAGCTGCCGATCTGAACAAAAGTCGAATCCTTCAGCACAAACTTGTACAGCACACCGCCTTCTAGCCAAATCTCAGCGGGCGTGCGCCCTGCCGAATCCAACACAATCGGGTTGGTGTTGAAAGCCGCGCCTGAGCGTGACGTGTAAGTCGATACAGGCGTTGTTGTGCCGGCGTTGTACGTGTACAGCAGACCGCCCGCCAAAGGCGCGCCGTTACGGTCAAAGAATTGAGCGCCTGCGCCAGCTAAGTAGGAAATGTTAATTGACATCAGACTATCCCTGTAATAATGCCGTTGACAACGGTCACGGTCTTGGAATCAACGGTTGTAAAGGTGCCTGTAGCGCCGCCTTCGCCGCCCCCAAGCTGTTCGTATACGGCGTTAAAAAACCTGAACCATTCGCGTGACATGAGCCCCGTTGAAGGGTCAACAATCGGCACACGTGGTGCTGGAATTTGGGTGACGTTAGCCATTTGTAGCACTCATGTGTAGTTCAGCGCCCATGATGGCAATCTTAACTGGATCAGTGCCCGAGATTTCATAGACACGGTCACGCAGTTTGTTTGTCATGCCAAGGCGTCGCCAAAAGACGCGGGTGCCATACGCACCTCGGGTGCCCATCGACTGCCAATGTTCGTTAGACCACGTATGGCCACCATCATCGGACCAGCGCAACATAACCTGTGGTTCAACGTACAGGTCAATTGAATTGACAATAACAATCTCGTCTTCAATACCCAAGTCACCAATTGTAAGCGGCGTCAAGTAGATATGCCCAGGCACTTCGGTCACGCCCACAGCGCCTACGCCAGATTCGCAATCAAGTTGCAAACTATGTTGCGCCGTACGGTTTAGGTTGTTTGTGCCGGTAGGCAGTGCACGCCATGACCGCAACCATTTTTGTACGCGAGGACCATCTGCGTAGACTTCCAAATCAAACGAATACAAGTTGCCGTTTTGGTAATCACCTACAATAATTTCGCTATTAAATGCCATTTGGCAATTGCTGCGATGACGACCAAAATCGCCATTGGTAAAGCTTGCGCGCTCATGCCACGCTTGCGTGGCCACGTCGTACACCCAAGTGCGATCAGCGGTCGGAAAGGTTAGCACATAAAACGCATGGCCGTCTTGCTGGTACGTGTACGCAATAGCGTCTGAAATGTCGCCGTATTGCTGAATCTGCCATTCAACGGCGTGCGTGCTAATGCGCTGGCCGGTGTAGCCGTTAGCGCGATAGACAATACCACGCCCACGGGCGTCAGCACCTAGCCAAAACAGGCCGTTATCAAGCTTGGCAACCGAATAGGTAGCCGCGCATCCAATCTCGTTATACGCGCCCTGAATGCGCTGTAATGGAAAATCTGCCGTACCCGCGTTGTACCAAACCTCAACCGAGTTTGTGCCAAACAGCCAAACTTCAGAGTGGTCGGTAATGGACGACACCAAGCCGTCTGGGCTGCCTTCAGCGCTTGCAAAGTCGAGCGGGTCAATAGATGTTGGGTCAAGTAATTGAGTGACCCACACGCGTTGGCTGTCGGGCTCAATAAATACAAAGTAGCCGCCAAGGTAGGACACGGTCAGTGCGCCTGGAAAGTCTCCGTCGGTAATCTGACCAAATGCTAGAGTTGTAGCGTTGTAGACAAAGCTTGGTCCGTTACACGCAATAAACAAATGCGTGCCATCGTCGGCCATTGATACGGGGCCGTCGTTTGCCAACGTGCCCAGCGCTGTAATGTTGTACTGGGTGTCTAGCTTATATAGGGTATTCCCTGATGCAACGTATGCGTAGTTACCAAACGTCCACAGCCCGCGTACCGGACCCGTGCCAACCGCAACTTCTAAATGCAAACCTGGGGCGCGGTTAAGAAACGCTGGGGTATGGCCGCCCTCGGGAATGATCTCAGGGAACAAGTTGATCATACGGTTATCCGCAGCGTTGACGCTGCGTGCCGTATAAGCTGATCCGAGGATAGGCGATTGCATTAGTAGTTACCGGCAAAGATGTTAAAGCGCTGACGTGTCGCAACAATCGAGTACGGTATCGACATAACGTCGTCTGGGTTGTTGATGCGCTTGAGATTGCGCTTAGACGTCATAGCGATGCGCTGCACTGTGGGTGAAGGCTCAACACCAAACTCAGGGGCAAGCTCACACGCCAAGTTGTATTTAAACGCACGCAGATAGCCTGGCGGAAACGCCAAGGGCGTGCTCAATAGCGCGGGCGTTGTGAGCTCCTGCACCGACACGATGTGCCATTCCAGCACCTTAGTAGGTACGGGGTACACCGTCATCGTAATGTTGGGGTACTCCATGTTTACCCACATGACCTGTGGATAAGTTGACGTGACGGTTTTAACCGCAATACCGTCGTATTGCTGCTGGTTAATCAGCTTAATGCCGAATGAAATGCCAGAAGAAGGATCACGGAAATAAGTTGAATCGTCAACCAAGATTGGGCGGTTTCCAACGAAATCTCCCGTAGGTCCTAGCGTTTGGGTTTTAAACCCAGGCAGCCAAGAAAACACTTGATCTTGCGTGGAAAACACCGACAGACGTTCGGTATTCCAGCTATCGAGCATTTGGTTTAACGTGGCAAGCGCGTCTTCCGACGTAGCGGCAGACGGCGTTTCAGCTTCGGCCAGTTGGCCTATCAGGCGCAACGCCCCGTTTATTTGATCGCCGGCTGTTGTACTCATGGCTACTCCGCGGTTTTACGTTTACGTTTTAGCTCGTTTACCGGCTCCGCCTCGGGCGTATCCAAAGTATATCGTACCCAGCCATTTTTTTCATCAAATTCCGCTTCGAGTTCCATCGTAGCGATTTTGGTGCCGTGGACAGGATGCTTGAGGTATATGTTCATTTTGAGTTGGGGGCCAAGGCCCCCACCTTATTAAGCTACTTTAGCGTACTGCCATTTTGTGCCGTCGGACATAAACAGATAGCCTACGCCAGTGGCGTTGCTAGTAATGCCGATAGAACCTGAAGGCAAGGAAGTCGTTGTGCTGTTGGCGGTGATAGCCGTCGTCAGCGCAACAAATTGTTGCCCGTTGTCAAACGTAATGCTACTTAGCTGAGGATCAGCAAAGGCTACGCCTACTGGTTTGGTATTCGCCATAATATTTTCCTTGTAACCCGCCCCGAAGGGCGGGCGCTACATTAGATACGATATGCAGTCCAAGCTCCGTCGGCAGTCTTGCGCGCGCGGAAATGGGCTGATGTTGTTGCAGCTACAGCAGCCGCGCCAACAATCGTCCAACCAGTGCCAACAGCCAAAGTAACTGCGTCGGCGCCGTCGGTATTGATGACGTAAAAATCAAACGATGAGTTGACTTTTTGTGCGCTGGGGATGCCTGCTTCCAGATCAGCGACTGTTGGCAGCGTAAGGTTGCCGGCAGTGCCGTTAAAAGTAAACAAACCACCAGAGAGTTGTGCAGCCGTTGCAGTTGCTGCGGCTGTCAACGCGGTAGGAGCGACCTGAACGGAAAGAATTGCTTCGCCGTCTGCGCCTGCGCCGACCTGATAACCGCCTGTGCCATTAGAAAGTGCCATGATAAATTTCCTTAAAAAAAGTTACAAATGGGGGCCGAAGCCCCCACTGGTTTAGCCCCACATACGAACCGCGGTGACGGGACGGATGGCAGCGTAGCCATACAGCACGTCAATACGGCAAGGCATACGGTCGTTGTTGATGTCGTACTGACGTACGATACGCAACGAAATACCGTTGTGGACTTGGCGCGAAGCCATGTCAACGCCCTGTGGCAACAACAAGTCAGCCGTAGCAAAGCTAATGGCATCTTTGTGGTAGACCAGGTTCTGTGGGTAAGCAGTCAGAGCCGAACCCAACATCGTCACAGCAGCAGAAGCTTGTGGGAACGCGTCCACAGTAGCCAATGCGTTGCCAGCCGTGTAGAGCGCTGGGCTGATGTTCAGCGTAGCAGTCGAAGAACCAGTGGCCACAGCAGTTACTGTGAACTGTTGGAGGCTGCCGGTCGATTGACGGGTCTGTGGGTTAACAGCGTAGACACCAGCGATGGTGAAGACGTCGCCCACGTTCCAGACTTTGCTTGAACCAGTGAAGCTGATTGGCAGAGTGGATTGACCTTCGGTTGTGACAGTTGAAGTCACAGTGATGGTTGTGCCCCAATCGCCGTTCAGGTGAGTAGAGATGGACTGCGACATGTTGATTTCGTCCAGACCCAAAATGCCCTCGCCCATCATGCCGTTCTTGAACTGGCGGCTGATAGTGCCGGTTGGGTTAAAGAGACCCTTCATGCCTTCGACTAGCCCTGCGTTGGCGGCTGGGTTAACAGTCGCGTAGCGTGGGCTCATTGGTGTGGCAAACTCGTTAAGCTTCTGGTTGGCCTGCAAGAGAACCAACGAAGTTGAAGGCGTAGTGCCTGGTGTGCCTACCGAGTTGTAGATGCCTTTGTACGAAGTTGCAACGTCGGCGTCAACCGAAGAGGCAAGCTGCGATACGCGGGGCTTAAGAACACGCTCTGCGAAATCGTCCAATTGCATGGTCAATTCAGCGGATGTGAAGTTAACACCAATGTGCTTCTGGCTTGACACAGTCAGAGTTGTGTACTGTTCGTTGTCGGCCTGAACTTGCAGGGCGGCACCGTCAGTGACCAGAGCGCGGTCGGGTAGGCGGATACGCAGTGTCGATCCGATCTTGGCACCTTCAACGGCGAACGAGTCGTCGTATTGGCGGTTTACGTTACGTGTGAGCACCAGGTTGTTCTCAAGGATTTCGAGAGACTTACGGGTGATCATGTCAATGGTCAATAAGCTATTTGACATGGCAATTCCTTTAGAAAAGTAAGTTAGCGGTTACGTAGCGCTTCCTGCTTCTTAATCTGACGCTGCCTTTCAGCTTCGATCCAATCCGAGGTGCTCATTGATTTAATTGAGCGTGGGTCGGTTGTATCATACGAGGGTGACCCCGTGCTTCTAGCAGTGACCGGACTAATAGGCGTTGGCGCCGTTGAGGTCTTCTTTGTAGGAGGATCAGCAGCCAATTTGGCTTCGAGCTTCCCAATTTCTTTTGCTTGCAAAAAGGGCGACAATCTGGAAATCCGTTCAGCCTCTTTGGGATTAGCGCCTAAATGGTATGCCATTTCGGGACCAATATCAGAAGCTTGAATGGTTTCGGCCATCACGTTAGTGATTGGAAGGTTAGGGTTGTAGGCGACTTGTTCAAAGTCGTCGTACTTCGCCCGCGCTTCTTCTTCCTTATCGTGGTAGGACTCTAAGATTTCAGACTTTTGCCTCTGTTCCTCACGTTGCCTCAGAAGTTGATCGGCTTTTTGCGCAGCAAGTGCTTCTACATACGCTTCGGTCGATTCAAATTGCTCTGGGACAACAGGAGTAGTCGGGGCTTGAGGTGTGGACCTCTGGGCCTGTTCTCTTTCCCATTTACGTTGCTCTCTTGCTAAACGCTTACCAATCATTGCGTCGATTTCGGCCTGCGTATAAGTCTTTTCCGCGGGCTTGTCTTCTGATGCAACTTCTGGCACTTCCGGCGCTGAAACTTCGGGTACAGGTGCTGCCGTAGCGTCCTGTTCCGGCGCGGGTACTTCCGCTAAGGTTACTTCTTCTGACATTTGTGATTCCTTAGAATCCTCGGTCTAACGGGCCGATACGTTAAAAATTATATAGCGGGCGCGGCTTCCTGTACAGGTGGTACCCAGTTAGGATCGTGCGCCCACTCAACAGGCGGTAATGCTGCAAGCTCTGCGACCGTCGTGCAAGCTGAAATAGCTGCAACTTGGGCTTCACATTGTGTACGGATTTGCTGTCGCCATGTGTCCCAGTCTGCAGGGATAGCTGTCTTTGTTTCGTAGCCCTTAACCACACGCCAGTCGCTAGGAAGCAGAATTGAGTACGCTTGAGCTTGAACGGCATTGACCGCATCGTTCTGAAGCATGAACAAGTCTTTAGGTGTGGCTGTGTAGTTGATCTCTACGACACCGTTTTGATAGACAGGCGCGTCTTGGCTAACCCAATAGTATGTGTCGTTCGGATATGCGCCGTAGACCACATCAACCATGCCGATAGCTGCCTTTTCTTCAGGCGTAGACAAGTTGCACCAGTTGGCAGGGTATTGTACTGAATCCCACTCAAAGGCTGTGCCTGGTGCTACGAGCATAGCGATGGCGTTATTGGAGATGATTGCAAACATTATTACCTCGCTAAATATGAAATTGCTTTAAGCATTAAGTCAGGGCTATCTTTAAGCAACCCTATCCCTCTATTACAAGCATCACAAAGCAATCCACGAACCCGACCAGACGTATGACAATGATCGATGTTTAAACGCTTCTTGTGATGGTCTGGCGGTGGTGAGCTGCATATAGCGCAAAGACCATTCTGCTTTTCAAACATTGCATCGTATTCAAAAAAACCAATCCCGTAGTTTTTTTTCATTTGATATTCAAGATCATACTCTCTTGATCGACTGCGACCATGCTTGTACGCAGGGCTACCTTCACCTTTTCTACGCTGCAAGCATCCACACGATTGCGCTCTGCCCGTAGTCATTTGACCAAAACATACTATCTTTTCAGTACCACAATCGCACCGCACTCGATACTTATAACTGCCGTTTTTAGACTTCTCTTGAGTCTGCTCCAATAGCGTAAGCATCGCTATCTTTGAGCCTGATTGATCTTGATGGAAGCGTCCTTGTGGCATATTGGTTCTCAACGGGCAAGGGCAAATTTCAGCGGGTTTTCGGCAAATGCCATGTAGATAAACGTGCCGCCAGAAGCGTTTGTAGCATCATACGCTTGACGCAATTTAAATCCATTACTTAGTCCATCTAGCGCATAGGGTGATACATCCCCGCTAGAGCTATCTGCTCGAAGCAATGTTATTTCTGCGTTGTATGGATCTCTAGCTGTGTCATACATACACCAGCTATATCCACCGGCATCTGTTCGTTTAATCATTACAAACTTAGGACGGAAGCCTGTGTAGACAAAAGTTCCATCAGCCGAACCATTCCCCGTGTAGCTACCAAACGCTGAGTATCCTGCTATGGGTGTCCAGCAGTAGGCAACAAAGCTATCGCCGTTGTAATTTGTGTTGTAACTTCCACCACCAGTAGGTATTGAAAACACAGAAGAAGTTGGCGCGGTGCTATTCCAATCAGTTGATCCAGACGCAGCAGCGTTTGTGCTGTTTAAAAGAATTGCGTATGTTGCGCCAAGTGATGAGTGATAACAAGACCAATTAAACCCTGCTCTGCTTCTGTCTTTTACAACAATAAAACTAGGCGCAACGCCAAGCCCATGACCGACAGTCCCTGCCGCAGAAATACCCGTATACGTCACCACACTAAACCCAGCACTAGCGTTAACGCTGACCGAAGATGTGATTGAGCCGCTTGTGTTGGAGGATGATGAGCCTTGTCCTGCTTGCCATTGCCAAGCAACGTAAGTAGCTGCCAAGTTGTTGTAATCGGTGTTTGTGCCAACCGTAAATCCGTTAGTGTTAAACGCTGTCAAACCCTGTACATCTGTTGCCTCAGCCGCAGTAGAGTTAGATACCAATGCTTTTGTTACGCCACGAACAGAATCCGTCAATTCGTTATTTGTAGCCGCAGAGCGTGACTTGAGCCATACTAGATCGGGTTTAAACGCAGCAGCGTTGACAACAGAGTTAGACAGCAACGTACCCGTATACAACGTAGCATCCATCACCGTATTGCCCTTGACAATGGTGCTTGTCGGCAAGTTGTATGTGTTGAGTGCTACAAAGCCTGTGGGGGGTGTGTAGGCAAATGGGCGTTGTCCGAAGTTGACTTGCCATGTTGCTGTGTTACCTTGAAACATAGGGCGCATATTGTTTTGCGCCATGCCAACACTTGTAATTTGACCTTGGCTTGTGCCATTTACAAAAAATTCTAACGTGTCATTTGTTACGTCAAGCGCAACCCCAATTGTATCTCCGGCAGCAAAACCACTTCCGTAAGATGTAACTGTACCTGCAAGATATTTTTGGCTGTTACTTTGCATGGCAAATACAGAAGTAGTCCACGCTTGGTTTGATAAAAAGTAAGTGTTGTTCTCTACCCCAACATACGTTACGCCAGTTGCCCTAGCCGTACATTTGCCTTCCCAATACCATTTCCCTGATTTAGCACTTATTGTTCCATATACTGTTTGTGCGCTCAGAGAAGGCGTGTTTAAATTACCATCAACAAGTGCCGGTGCGGAAGCTTGCAACGGATTCAACACAGCAAAGTTAGCTGCCGTAGCACTCGTAAGCGTAGGCACATCCGTCATACTGTCGTATGTCACACCAGCCGTAATGCTGATGTTGTTCGTAGTCCAATAGTTACCGTT